GAGGCCGCAGCGGACACAGCGGCTGCTTGGGCAGCTTGGGAATCCGCAGTACTTGCTGTCAACTGTTGCTGCAGAGCATCGACCAACTGGTCCGTAGTGTTATTCTCAGGGAACGTCGATTCCCCGTTAAAGAAGCTGGTGGTCATTAATACTCCGAGCCGTAGGCAGGTTCCATCGCTTGCGTGCTCTGATCGGTATCCGTGAGACGGCTCTGCTCTTCCACTTCGGCATAGAGGATTTCGTACTTGGTCTCGAAGCCGGTTACACGGTCATCAACAAAGTAATCCGCTGCGAATGCAAGGGCGCAATAGATCAGAAGGTCCGCAAGGACTGTGGTGAAGAGGTTGGTGTCGGTGTCATTGACCAGTGCAGGCTGTGCGCCGTAATAGATCATGTAGACCGAGGTACCCAAGGGAACCGTGGGTTTGACGAGGTAGGAGCCTGCGACCCGGCAGTAGTACCGGGGTTGACCGGATTCCTTAGGGAGACTCAGGAAGTGCGAAAGGTCCTTGTTGGACATCAGCACATCACCGGAGTACATGTGCTTGAGCGAGAGGAAGTCAAACGGGATGACGATCTCGTCTTCTACAGTCAGTGCGTTCCCTGTGGAGACACTGATCTTCTCTTGGCCTGGAGACCGCAAGGTACGTTCAATGCGAGTCTGGGCCATCGACAAGAAGTCATTGATCAGTACATCGGTCGCGTCGTTACGATTCAAGAGACCTTTAACCTTGTCTCTGACTTGTTGTCGGTTCATTTAGACTTGCTTTCCAGTGGTCATGAAGTACTCGAGGCCCTCAGCTTTAAGCTTGGCTACGATCTTCGCGTTGGATTCGTTCCAGAAGTCAAAGCCTTCGCTGATCCACTTCTCCACCACGCATACGGGGATGGAAGCTACGCGCTGACTTTCGGTCTCGCGGACACTCATGGATTCATTGCGCTCTGCTGCGAGGCGGTCTAGGAACTTCGTGGGGATTTGCTGGACGCGCTCAATGATGTGGCCGTCCGTGTTCTCACTGATCGAGCGACCAATGTCGTGGTATTGAGTTGTCATCGGGAATAAAAAAGACCCGCGCTACCGAGAGTAGGAGCAGCGCAGGCCGTAAAGGAATTTGGATGGAACCCCGAAGGGTCCCAAGGGTGTAACTAGGCCATGTGAACTAACCCGGCCCTGTGATTCATCACGGAATCGTCGGGTTCGTGCCCGTGAGGCCGATGATGGCAGCCGATGCACCATAGTTGACGTGCTTCAGGCCAAACTCACCAACGATCTGCTCGCGGTGACCGTCACCCGTGATAGCCAGCGGGTTGCGGAACCAGTTACGGAGGACCGTGGTCTTCCAGTTAGCCGGATCGAACAGGAGGGCCGAGTCAGCCTTCTGGAAGCGGTTGATCACAACCTTCTGCTCACCGAACGGCGACACGTACAGGTCCACCACGTTGACGATGGCCTTATCAGCGCCGAAGTCACGCAGACGACCAGCAGCAGCCGAGAAGCCAGCAACGATCAGCGAGTCAGCAGGCTTGATCATGAGGAACTTAGCTTCACCACCGTTCTCATACAGCTTCTGGTTAGCCGAGAGGATATCTGCTTCAACCAGGGCAGCCGGGGTTGCCGTGTGGTCAATCGTGTTCGCTGCGTTGATCAGCTTTGCCCCGTTCACGTCCGTACCCCAGACGCTACCGAACTTACGAGCAACTGCTTCCGAGCCAACCACTGCGGTCGTCGCGAGACCAATATAGGCATACTCTAGGTCACGCTTGGCTTCTGCCGACTTCTTACCGAGTTGGTATGCCAATTCTTTAGCACGACCATACGTCGACACCGTGTCAGCCGTGTTCGACACCTTCACAGTCTTCTGGAAGATCTGGGTCGTGTTGGCACGCATTTGGGTTGCAGCAAGCGTGCTATCAGCAGCATCAGCACCTTCAAGCACTGCGCTCGACGACACCGTTGCCAGTGCATCTTCCTGCCATTGATACAGCGTGTTCGAAGCCTTGTCGTTCTTGACCAGCGTGGTGAACGGGGTCAGCGTCGGGCTGATATTCGAGATCACGTCGCTGATGTCTTCCTTCTTGCCAACCTGATCGTACGTCTTGAATGCGGTATTGCTCATGGTGTTATGTTCCTAAATGGAGAGAGAGAGATTAGTCCTGCGCCCAACGTGCCAAGAAGGCTTCCGCTGCGTCATCCGTAGTGCCCGAAGCTTTCAATCGCTTCATCTGGGCTGCGGCCTTGTTGACCTGGACATCTCGACCTGAGGTAGTCTTGGTGGTCTTGAGGACCTTCTTCGGAGTCACAACTTTCTTCTTCGTGACAACGGCCTTAGCCTTATCGTGGTTCATGGCCTTGTGGATCAATTGGATTGCCACAGGGTCCACCAACTCATTGATCATCGCCTCCGGGAGACCTTGGGAGATCGCGTATTCACGCACGGAGTTGTATGTGGCTTGGTTCCAGCCGGGGATCTTTTCCTTCAGTACCTTGACGGCCTCTTTGGCCTGGGTCTGGAGGAAGGTTTGGCGCTGCGCATTCGCATCCTTCACGAACGTGTCAGCTTCCTGAGAGATGAACTGAAAGTCTTCATAGGCAGCTTGGGCCTCAGCACGAAGGGCAGCGAACTGATCGCCATCCAACTGCTTGCTTGCCACGAGCATGTCAATCTTCGAGTACGGCTCCCAACGAGCAGCGGCCTTTTCATAGACTCGTTGCATCTGGGCTGCCAGCTTCTTACCGTTCTCTTCGACCTGCTTACGCTCTGCTGCTACTGCTTGGGACTTCGTCGTCAGTGCTGCTTCCTGACCGTAGAGTCTCTTCAGATCCTTGACGGATACCTCGTGCTCCTTGTCGCCAACTTTGATCTTGACCTTGACGTCATCCGAGGTATCTTTGGTTTCCTCAGTGACCTCTTCTTCTTGATCTTCATCGTCCGACTCGGAGTCCGTTTCTTCAGGGTCCGTTTCGTTATCTTCTTCGGTTTCTTGGTCTTCTTCAGCTTCAGTCTCGACCGTCTCATCATCGGTTTCGACTTCGTCTTCCTCAGGGCTTTCGGATACCTCTTCAGGGTCCTCTTCGCTCCATCGAGACAAGAAGGCTTCTGCTGCGTCGCCTTCGGTGTAATTGAGGGCGGCAGCGGTGTTGCTGTCGACGCCCGATTGGGTAGTCGTGGTCATATTGGGTTTTACTCTTCAGTGGGTTTAAGTAACTGGTTCTTTTGGTAGACCCAGTCAGTGAGTTCTGCGGTGATGCTCTGTAGTGCTCGGATCTGGAAGTAAGCAATCTCTCGCTTCTCCTTGTCTTCCGGAGCACTCATCGTCATCACGTTGAGTTGTTCGTTGTATAGCTCGTTGATGGCGACCGTGAAGGCCTCTGTTTCCAGAAGCACCTCAGCGGCTGTGCCACGTTTGAGCGTGAGTTCTTCGCTCATTGGGGATTAGTTAGGGGAGACGATTGCCTTGGCAGACGCAGGATCAGCCGCAGCCATTTCCTTAGCCTGTGCCATCTCTTCAACAGCGATAGCAGCCTTGGACGTGACTTCGTATTCCTTGATGTCAAGCTCGCGTTGCTTGCGGACATTCTCGAGTTGAACCTTGAGGCGGTCGATGTCGGATTGAACCTGCTCGATACTGATGTGACCTTGGACCTTGGACTGCGAAGTCTGAGCAACACTTTCTTGCACAGCGACCTTGCGTTCCTCGATCTCCAATTCCTTCATCTTGATCGGATCAGGCTGCGGCGGCGGGAGGGTCTTCGGATCCGTGAGGACCAGTTCGACCTGCTTGATACCCATCTTCTCGATGTACATCCGTGCGAGGTTGTATCGGTTCTGTTCACCAAACATGCGAGCATTGTTCGGATCCTGTCCGAGGACCTGACCGATACCTAGGATCTTCTGGGCTTCCTTCTGCTGCTCATTGGCCCCAAGGTGAAGCTCGATTGTGCAAGTGACTTCCTCGGTCCACTCCTCAACAGAGACAGGGACGAAGTTGCCAGCGACACGG